ACCCTAAGTCAGGGGTTGCAAAGCTTGGACGTATGGATCGATTCGGCAGAAGTTTCTGATGTCAACTCTTATCGACATAGATGGATACGAAGATAAAGGGATTAAGATCGACCCTAACGGTTCGGATGGTGAGGCTATTGAACTCCATGGGATTCTTGTTGTCCTCCCGAAAAAACCAAAGCGATCTGAAATACTCTTCCATGACAAGCCAAAGGCTATGCAGATGTGGGAACGCATTCCTATGCCCAAGGAGCTGCAAATGGTTAGAAGTATGGATGAGTGGTTCGAGAACCCTCCCGAGTTTAGAAAGAAGTTTTCTAGCTACATCGAAAAGGAGTTTCAACGCAGGCGTAACGGTGTTTGGTTTTACAACAATGGCATCCCTACGTATATTACGGGAAGACACTACATGCTCCTCCAATGGTCAAGCATCGATATCGGTGCCCCATACTATCTCTCCTTCCAACGTGAAATCTTCTTACACATGGCTGCGTGCGAAGCTGATCCCCGCTGCGTCGGTCAGCTTTATACTAAGTGTCGCCGTTCTGGCTATACTAATATCTGTAGCTCTGTTCTTGTTGACGAGGCTACGCAAGTTAAAGACAAGCTTCTTGGGATTCAGTCGAAGACTGGTAAAGACTCTCAGGAAAACATTTTCATGAAGAAAGTGGTACCGATTTTTAAATCGTACCCATTCTTTTTCAAGCCTATCCAAGACGGTACCACGAACCCTCGCATGGAACTGGCCTTCCGTGAACCTTCAAAGCGCATCACGAAGAACAACAAGACGTCATACAAAGGTGACGCTCTGAACACGATCATCAACTGGAAGAACACCACCAACAACGCATACGACGGTGAGAAGCTACACATGCTGTACCTGGACGAGGCGGGTAAATGGGAGAAGCCAGTTGACATACGAGAGGCGTGGCGTATTGAAAGAACCTGCCTCATTGTCGGTAAGAAGATTGTAGGCAAAGCACTGGTGGGTAGCACTGTGAATCCTATGAACAAAGGAGGTAGTGAATACAAGGCTTTGTGGGAGGATAGCAACCCGAACGAAAGGAATGCAAACGGCAGAACTAAGACTGGACTTTACCGTATCTTTGTGCCCGCCTATGAAGCACTTGAAGGATTTTTTGACAAATACGGAGAGCCAGTCATTGATGACCCTGGCAGTCCTGTGGACGGTATTGACGGCGATATTATTGATCAGGGATCGAAGACGTACCTAAGGAACGAGAGAGACAGCCTCAAAAACGATGCTTCAGAACTGAATGAGGTTGTAAGGCAGTTTCCTTTTACAGAAGAAGAGGCCTTCAGGGATAGCATTGAGAGTAGTCTTTTTAATGTCGGTAAGATCTACCAGCAGATCGACCACAACAACAACCTATTCCCCAACCCAGTAGTTAGAGGTAACTTCATGTGGAAGGAAAAAGACAAAGAGGTCATCTTCTCTCCAGATGCTAATGGTAGGTTCTATATGGCTTGGCAGCCCAAAGCGGCCAATAGGAATAAAGTAGTTGAGGAGTACGGCAAGAAGAAACCAGGCAACGTCCACATGGGAGTAGGCGGAGTTGACTCCTATGATCTTGACGCTACTGTAGATGGCAGGGGGTCTAAGGGAGCCATGCACCTCTACAATAAGTTTAACATGGAGGACGTAAGTAACTGTTTTGTAATAGAATACGCTTCTCGTCCAGACCTGGCAAGCATCTTCTACGAGGATGTTTTGATGTGTGCCTTCTATTACGGGTACCCGCTCTTGGTGGAGAACAACAAGTATGGGATAGTTAGGTACTTTGAATCTCGTGGGTACGACGGATACCTCATGGATAGACCTGCCCATTTGTCATCCTCTAGCTCAAAGGTGAACGTCAAGACAAAGGGCATCCCGTCTAACTCACAAGAAGTTATCCAGTCTCACGCACAAGCCATTGAGACATACATACACGATCACGTGGGAGAGAATCCTCAGACAGGCAAGATGGGTAATATGTACTTGAACAGAACGCTGGAGGACTGGATCGGCTATAAGATATCAGACAGAACCAAGTTTGACTTGACAATTAGTTCTGGTCTAGCACTCCTTGCTGCTCAAAAAGTAAAGGCTGAAAAACCCAAGTCAAATTTCCAAGAGAAGAAATTTTTCAGGAAGCACAAGATAAAACACTGGCACTCGTAATTTTAGTATATTTGCGCTAATGTACGGGGACAACAATACATCTAAGAAAGGATTTCCCAGTCCTCTTGAAACGAGAGAGGTTAAAGAAAGCGCTCAATATGGCCTCCAATATGCGAAGGCTATTGAGAATCAGTGGGGATCTCTTGATAGAGAAAACTCTCTTCTCAGACGCAGGAGAGATACCTTCTTGAAAAACCGAGCTTACGCTAACGGAACTCAAGACACTGCCATTTATCGTCAGCTTCTGACGAGCATGGACCCTAACAATGGGGACGGAAGCTTCCTGAATCTGGACTTTACTCCAGTACCAATCCTTCCGAAGTTCGCTAGAATCGTAGTGAACAAGATTCTTTCTAGAGAACCGTACCCAAACCTAGAGGCTGTCGACCCTCTCTCTTCTTCTGAGAAGGATAGAGAAAGACAAAAGATGGAAGCGCTGATTAAAGCGAAGAAGGATCTCGCTGAAATCAAAGAAAAGACAAATGTAGATGTTGCTAACGTAGATTCTCTCCCAGACACTCTGGAGGAAGCAGAGATCTTCATGGGCAACAACGTAAAGTCTTCCTCTGAGATTGCCGCTCAGATCGCAACAGACATGACGCTTCAGTGGAACGACTTCCACGACTCCGTGTACAGAAGGTCTGTCAACGACATTGTGAATCTTGGGATGGCTGTCGTCAAGAGAAGCAACGACCCCAACTACGGCATTAAGACGGATTACGTAGATCCGATTGATTTTGTACACAGCGATGTAAAAGACCCATCGTTTGGGGATATGCTTTATGCTGGCCACGTGCGCAGCATGCCTATCCACGAACTAAAGCGTTTGGCTGGAGATCAGCTCACTGAAGAGGACTACAAGTACATCGCCGAAAAGGTTCAGTCTAAGTCTGGCAACCGCAAGGGTCGCATGAGCCACTCTACTTATGACCCAGATACAAACCGTGCTCAGTACGGCTATGATGAGTTTATGGTGGATGTGTTGGAGTTCGAGTTCTTGTCCGTAGACAAGATGGTGTTCGAAGAAAAAGAAAGCCAGTACGGAAACACAGGGTTCTACTTCAAAGGTGAGAGCTACAAGGCTCCGTCCAACTCAGTATACAAGAGAGACGTCCACGAGATGCACAATCAGACTGTGTACGGTGGGTGCTACGTAATGGGTTGCAGCAAGCTCTTCAACTACGGCTTGAAGACCAACATGCCTAAGAACCTCTACGATCTCTCTAAGACTAACCTTTCATACTCTGTGGTTGCGACCAACATGCAGGATATGATCCCTAAGTCTATGGTGAACAGCTGCATTGGTTTTGCAGACCAGCTCCAGCTCACTCACTTGAAGATCCAGCAGGCAGTAGCTAAGGCTAAGCCAGACGGCATCATCATCGACATCGAAGGCTTGGAGAACGTCCAGCTCGGAAAGGGTGGTGAACTACAGCCGCTTGAGCTGCACGACATCTACGAGCAGACGGGTGTCTTCTACTACAGAAGCAAGAACCCAGAAGGAGGCTTCCAGAACCCGCCGATCAGAGAGATCGGAAATGCTGTACGTAACATTAATGAGTTTATTGGGTTGTACAATCACTACCTGAGACTTATCAGAGATGCTACTGGAATCAACGAAGCTATGGATGGTAGCTCGCCTAAGGGTGACGCGCTGGTCGGTGTGAGACAGCAAGCTATCGCAGCTGGCAACAATGCCATCTACGACATGACTCACGCATCCATCGTACTGTTCAAGAAGGTGTGCTCTGACATTGTCAAGTGCCTTCAGGTGCTCCCTCCAGAAAGCATCATCTACAAAGCATACACTAATGCTGTAGGGGACGCGAACATGGAAGTGCTTTCGTCATTCGAGAATCTCCCCATGTACAACTTTGGCGTCAGAATCGTCAAGGAGATGGAGGACACAGAGAAGCAATACCTTGAGCAGAATATTCAAGTAGCCCTCGCTCAAAAGGAACTAGACATCGAAGATGCGATTGCTATCCGACAGCTTAAAGATGTAAACCAAGCAGAGCGCTTGCTCATCGTAAGAAGATCTAAGCGCATGGCTAGGAACCAGCAGATGGCTATGCAGAACTCTCAGCAACAAGCTCAGATTCAGCAGCAGTCTGCAGCGGCCTCTTCTCAAGCTAGACAGCAAGAGATGCAGATGGAGGCTCAGCTTGAGGCCCAAAAGATGCAGATGAAAGCTCAACTGGAAGTGCAAATGGAGCAAGTCAAGCATCAGTTCCGTAAGGAGATCGAACTCATCAGAGCTCAGGCCACTCTCGGATTTAAGACTGAAGATCAAGAGTTCAAAGAGAAGCTTGAGGTTCTTAAAGAAGATCGTAAAGACGATCGTGTTGAGAAGCAAGCTGTCGAACAGAGCAAACTCATCTCCCAGAGAAAAGGAGACCGATCTGAACTGACGGATGGCCCAGAGGTTCAGACTGGCGGAGAACAGTCCGTTGACGAAATCGTTAAAAACATCATTCAACAATAATGGCTACAGTTAGCGTAGATATATCGAACAGACTCGACATCATTGCCAAGAAGGGTGATACGTTTGAGCTCAACCTGGAGTTTGGAGTGGCTATGCCTGAGCACGGCGTGAATAGCAACGCATTCGAGATGAAGATTGCAACGTCAGATACAGTGGTTCATGAATCTCTTAATATTGACTACACCAGCTCTACTGGTGATGCCACCAACTCTAAACTTAAAATTGAATCCACCAATGCTCAGATTGGAGGCTTGTCTCCTGGATTGTACGTGTATGACTTGCAAATCACGGATGCTGAAGGGGTCAGATTCTCAGCGGGTGATGTGAAGACACTCCTCTACGGAACGTTTAAGGTGAACGACGATATCGGAGCCTAATGTCAGTGCAGGTTGTAAATAGCGGCCCAGGGGTTATCAAGGTCTCTGTGGAGACCACTCCTGCAATCACGGTAACTTCTCCAGAAGTCAGCCCAGTAGAAGTCACTGCTGGCCTTCAGGGAGAGACAGGTCCTCAGGGGGCTACAGGACCTCAGGGGCCAGCTGGCGCCGATGGTGCGGACGGACAAGGTGTACCTGCGGGTGGGGATCAGTATCAAGTTCTCAGGAAGGTCAGCGGAACTGACTACGACACAGAGTGGGATTACGCAGACAGAGTTACTCTTGAAGTAAGGTTTGATGAGGCAGTATCTAAGGGCGATCCGCTGTACATCACTGGCTTTAACAACGGTCAAAACAGAATCGCCGTTGCCAAGGCTGACGCATCTGATTCATCTAAAATGCCGTCTATTGGATTGGCTTTTGCTGACTATTCTCAGAACGATAATGGTCAGGCCACAGCGATGGGTAGTCTTGATGACGTAAATACACAAGTATCTCCCAACGATTTTCAAGAAGGCGATGTGCTGTACGTCAAGGCTGGAGGTGGTCTCACCAATGTCAAGCCTACTGGAACAAACCTCATTCAGAATGTAGGTAAGGTAGGTAGACGTCAGCAGAATAGCGGAGAGATTGTTGTTATGGCTATCGGTCGATCCAACGACATCCCGAACATTCAAGAAGGATACATTTGGGCTGGTAATTCAAGTGGCGTAGCTACAGCTACAGACACAGCCTATATTGACATTGCTAACAGCAGAGTCGGTATTGGTACGACATCTCCTACGGAGAAGCTGCATGTGTCTGGAAAGATCAGACTTAATGATGGGAATGATAACGTCCTTGTTGGGAGTTCCTGGGGGTCACTTACTACTGCTTCAAATACCGTTGCTGTTGGCTATACAGCTCTTAGCTCTCTGACTACGGGAGGCAACAACACAGCAGTGGGTGCCGACGCCCTGTTCACTAACGCAACAGGTAATTACAACACTGCACTCGGCTTTGCCGCTGCCAGGCAGGGCAGTAGATCAAACGACGTATCTCTCGGGTATAGAGCTGGTATCTATGGAATTGGCACATCAGGTAACGTAAGTATTGGCTTTAGAGCTGGTGAGCATGTGAGTGACATAGACAATGTCCTAATAGGAAATCAAGCTGGTTTTGGAGCTTCAGATTCTAACTTTGATCAGACTGTAGCGGTGGGTGCGTTTGCTTTGCAGCAACTTACGACGGGTGCTGATAACGTGGCTGTTGGACACCAAGCTGGAACTGCTCTTACAACTGGAGGTAGTAATGTTCTTATTGGCTATAAAGCAGGGTCAACGCTTACCACTGAATCAAATAAGCTGTACATCGAAAACAGCTCCAGCACTACTCCGCTTATTTACGGAGACTTCGGTAGTAGCACAAGACGTGTAGGTATTGAAGAGTCGTCTCCTATGAGCACCCTTCATGTAAAGGACGAGGCGAGCATAGGTAGGAATGGAGTGGACACAGGCAGACTTATACTTAGAAGTTCTGGCGGCCCTACAATAGAGTTCACTGGAACTGGTGTTGTTGACACTACAACTGGGGGTACTTCAGCTGGTATTAGATTCGAAGATACAAGTGGTTACACTGGTAAGCAGAGGTATGTTGCCTTCGCCTCTGGAACTGCTGGGTTGATCAATATTGAAAGATCTAACCACGCCACAAACATAGGAGGCCTTAAGGTTCAACAGCAGAACAGCCTGGGCACCAACGGGAATGAGATATTTGTTACTGCGGAAACCACTTCATCTATCATTCAGTCTAGAGGGTTTGGTAGTACTGGCCTTGGTCAGGACATTGTATTTAAGATAGGAGGGAACTCTAGCAACTCTAATGATACCGAAACAGAAGTGGTTCGCATAACTGATGCGGCGGCTACATCACCTTATAGTGTAGGCATAGGAACCAACGCTCCAGGCGAAAAGCTTCATGTCGTTGGTCAAATTAAAGTTGACGACGGCGCAAACCCATACACTTTCCCTGCTGCAGACGGCAGCCCTAACCAGGTACTTCAGACGGATGGAAGTGGAGTTCTGACTTTTGTTGATCAGACTACTGATACTGACACAAACATTGGTAACTCAGATCAGACGCTCTCTGCTGAAAGAACAATAGAGATGGGGGGCAACTCCCTCGTTTTTGACAACTCGTCTACTGAGGTGGCTAAGATCTTCCCTCAAGGATACATACAGGCAAAGGGAAGAACCATAGTCAATGGTAACGGTTCGATTGGTGGCCTTATCTCCCTCAAGGACGCAGACAGCTCCAATGGAGTTACACTTCGGTGCCCCACAACCGTAAGCTCAGACTTAACCCTTGTGCTCCCAGATTCTGATGGAAGTTCAGGCGATGTCTTAAAGACGGACGGTAGTGGTAATCTGTCATTCGGTGCAGGCGCGTCTAGAGGTGGTACATACGAATACTCTGGGTACTCCACAGATGTGACGAAGACGGCTACGTTCTATTATCAGTTCCCATCAGCAACAGCTACGTCATCATCAACAGATATGATTAGCGGGTTTGTTGGTCAGGGTATCAGCCACGGTACTTATGGGTCCAATGGAGCACTTACACTTGATGGTTTGTCCTCCACTGATTCTGCTACGTACTCTATTACGGTGAAGGTGACTACAAACACTACCATTGCAATTCAAACGCTCTCTCCAGTTTCAGGACAATTTACTCCATCTACTCAGTTTGCCTTTAGCAGTCCAAGTGAGCAGACCATCACCTTGACTCAGACCACACCCACAGCGTGTTTGAGTCAGGCTGGAAGTCAGTGGGTTTTGGGACTTTTCGTAACATTTTTTGCTGCGGGTAGTATTGATTTTAGAGTTGAAGATTTAAACATTACGGTTTCATGATTCAGTCAAATCAAATAACACTGTACCTAGACGGCGTGGCTACGCCAATGAAAGATCCTGTCTTTGGTATTGGGCACACTGGTAATCCTGGAGATTCTTTCGAAGATGTCCTAAGTGCTGGTCAACTATCTGCTATTACAGCTACAGCCATAGACTCTGGCTCCACGAGGTCTAGCGTAAATTCTGCATCTAATGTAAAGTTTGTTGTGAGCACTTTTTCTGGTGACGTCGATGTCAACGGAACGGTGGAGCAGATCAATGATGCTTTCGGTGGAAGCCACTACTCTATAGTATTCTTGGTTTCCTGACAATTCGTATATTCGCACCGTTAAACATTAAAATTCAAAAATGGCATACGCATTCGCATCAAAACAATGGACCATCTCAGGTTCTTACGACTTCAGTGACTTCACTTTGCTTAACCCAAAGATCACGCCCATCAACTGCCAGGTTCTTGAGAACGCTGTCCACTTGCAGGTGGAGATCACAGAAAACAACGGTGTGTTTAAGCACTACACAAATGTGACCTACACAACCACTACTGAGAACAACGTCAACGACTTGGTCGACGACATCATGGCTGCTGCATTCCCAACAGCAACAGTCGTAGCGTAATCACCTTACTATACATGAAGACAGGGGCCTAGAGCCCCTTTCTTTGTTTTCGTATATTTGCATCATGAGCAGTCCAAGCGCTATCTCAAAGAGGATCAAGAACATGCTGAAGAAGTATGGACTGAAGGGTGTCAATAAGCCTAAGTCTACACCTAAGCACCCCAAGAAGTCTCACATGGTTCTCGCTAAGGAAGGCAATAAGATTAAGCTCATTAGATTCGGAGAGAAAGGTGCGGACACTGTGACAGAGTCAAACCCAACCCCAGCTAGACGTAAGAAGCGTGCAAGCTTCAAGGCTCGCCATGCTAGAAACATTGCCAAGGGTAAGATGAGTGCAGCGTACTGGGCGGATAAAGTAAAGTGGTAATCAGTACATTTGCAGAAATCAAAACATGCGTAGAAAAATAACCATACCATTAACAACTACTGCTTCTGCACACGCTGCGGAGGATGTCATCTTTTTGCCTACAGAGGTTAAGAATGCAGCCTCTCGCATTGAAGGTGATGTAAGAATTATTTCTGCGTCGTTAATTTCAAAAGGAGACAAGTGCCCTTCTGTAGACCTTGTGTTTACAGAGAAGGGTGATGGAACGTTAGCTAACCTTTCCGTCGGTGAGAGTATCGGTACTGGAGGCCTTTCTCTTAGGACAACACTCTTGACTAATCAAATTTGCGGCATCCTAACCCTAGATGAGGTTACTGATGGAAATACTGGCGCTCTTGGAAGTACTTATGTGTCTACAAAATCAAATGTAGACCTCGTTCTTTCTACGTCCCTGAAGGTTGCTGAATACCCGAATCCAACAAGCTTTCACGTATTTGGCGTTGCCAAGACTGCCGTGACGACCACCGCAGTAGACGACTTCACACTTATCCTCGATATAGAGTAAAACATGAACAAAGTAATTAGAATATCTCCCACAACCCACAACTCATCTGTGGTAGATAACGGATTGTTTTTTGACGTAACCGAGATACCCAATACTACATCTAGTCTTGGTGGAACGGCATTGCTAAAATCAGTAACGTCGATTATCCTTACTACCGCTGGCCATCCAGAAATGGATTTGATATTCTTTAAGAAAGGAGGTTCTTCCCTAGGTACTCTTGGAGCCGCTCTGGGTGCAGGTGCTGAGACGGCAATAGATAACAATGAACTCATTGGTGTTGTCAGTATGCCAACAGTGCCTGCTGACGGAAGCTCCGACTTGGATGGTATTTTTGTTTCTAGTAAGCTGAATATCGATTTACTTCTGGAGGCTGAAGAAAACAAACAGTCAATCTATGTAGCTGGAGTTGTTAGGGATCTATACACATCAGATTCAGATACGGAAGTTACCTTTTCTTTTGGTCTTGATCGATGAACGCTGTCAAGTACAACAAAGGAGGTAAGCTTAAGGTGAGCACAAAGACTATGAGTGTGCCACCACCCAATGGGTATCACTGGATGGAAGAGCGCGGTAGATACTTCTTGATGAAAGGAGACTACAAGCCGCATCCTGGAGCTGTAAAAGAAGCAAAGTTCAAGATGGTCTCTCATGGCTAAAACGGCCAAGAAAAAGAATCCAGGACTATGGAAGAGAATCGTTGCCCGTATCAAAGCGGGTACCAAGGGCGGGCGGGCAGGCCAGTGGTCAGCACGTAAAGCTCAGCTTGCTGTAGCTGCATACAAAAAGGCAGGAGGCGGATACAAAGGCAAGAAGTCAAAGAGTAACAGCCTCAGCAAGTGGACTAAGCAGAAGTGGCGCACATCAGATGGTAAGCCATCAAAAGGTAAGAAGAGATACCTACCAGACAAGGCTTGGAAGTCACTGAGTGCCAGTGAGAAACGAGCCACCAACAGGGCTAAAGCAGCAGGTAATAAGAAGGGTAAGCAGTTCGTAAAGCAACCCAAGCGAGTTGCCAAGAAGGTCGCAAAGTACAGAAAGTAAATTAGTTATATATTTGCATAAAATTTAATTCATGGAAAATCAAGAAGTTAACGAAACTCCCTCTGTGGAGTTTTTGTCTGATGAGCAGGTTGAAAACGTAAGACAGGGTAACGAGCCAGATTCATTCACTCCCCCTGACATCATCGACCTAGACGCTGCTCGTGAGGCAGATCAGCAGGAAGCAACGGCACCAGCTGAAGAAGTTATTGACAATACGGAAAATACACAGCAGAATACACAAACGCAGGAGCCTATTGATGTCGACGCAGAAGTGCTCTCATACCTGAGCGAAAAGCTTGGTCGAGAGTTCAGCTCATTCGATGATTTGACTCCTCAGCAACAAGAAAGCGTGCTTGACGAGCGTGTAGAAGCTATCGCTCGATTCGTCCAAGAGACGGGCCGAGACCCTCAAGACTGGTTTAAGTATCAGCAGCTGGATGCCTCCGAAATGGATGACATGCAAGCTGTACGTATTCAGATGGTATCTGATTACCAAGGCTTAAGCCAAGATGAGTTGGATACGCTTCTGTCTAGCAAGTACAAGCTCGATCCGAATCTGCATACAGAAGAGGAGGTGAAACTTTCAGCGTTGCAATTAAAGTTGGATGCTCAGTCTGCGCGAGAAAAGATCTTGTCTGTTCGAGAAGCATACAAGGCCCCTGTCGCCACGCCTAGCACCGACGAAGATTCTCCTATTGATGACCAGTGGATTTCTAACATGAAAAACGATCTCAATGCCCTAGATGGTGTAGAGTTCGATTTGGGGAATGGTAACTCATTCACCTTTGGATTGACGAATGAATACAAGGGTCAGCTTAGTGAGAAGAACTCTCGCCTTGACGAGTACTTTGATCCTTATGTACGCGAGGATGGAAGTTGGGATTATGATATGCTGAACATGCACCGCACTGTGGTTGACAATATCGAAACGATTGTACAGTCAGTCTACAAGCAGGGCATGTCAGATGGCCAGCGAGGAATCGTGAACCAAGCAGCAAACATCAGCGCCCAAAGTCCGAATCAAGGAAGCGCACAACCAGGAGAGAGTTCCCTGGCAGCACAGCTTCGAGCCGCGCTTGGCAGGTAACGATCTCAAAGTTTTTGATTTTTACAACCTACAATAATTAGCTATTATGGCTCTTTCACAACAAACAGGTAGCACAAACTCTGA